CCAATGAGATTGGCTGCTACAGGTACAGCAATTCAAGGCTGGGCACAAAATAGCGTTAATACACCAAGCACAGGCGAAGATGGATTAGCAACTATTAACCCATATGTAGGTGTGTTTTATCCAAGCGGACAAACAAATGATTTGGCAGGCAATCCGATTGCTGTTCCGCCAAGTCATGCAGTGTTACGCAGCATCATTAAGAGTGACAACATCAGTTACCCATGGTTAGCACCAGCAGGTACACGTAGAGGTTTAGTTGACAACGTTAATGCAATTGGCTATGTTGATGGCACATCTGGCGCATTCGTAAGCGTTGGTGTTACACAAGGCCTACGTGATGTAATGTACACAAACAAGATTAATCCGTTAACTAACTTGCCAGGTTCTGGACTTGTAATTTACGGACAGAAAACACTAAGTTCTACTCCAAGTTCATTGGATAGAATTAATGTGTCTAGACTTGTAAACTACCTACGTACACAAATGAATACATTGGCTCGTCCGTTTATATTTGAACCAAACGATCCAATTACTCGCAACGGTATTAAATCTGTTGTAAGTTCATTGTTAAACGACTTAGTAGCTAAACGTGGCGTTACAGACTACGTAGTAGTTTGCGATACTACAAACAACACACCAGAGCGCATTGCAAGAAATGAACTTTGGGTAGATGTAGCAATTCAACCAACTAAAGATGTTGAATTTATTTACATCCCGATTAGATTGAAAAATCCTGGCGAAATCCAAGCAGGCAATCTAGCATCAGCTACAGCAGTAGGAACAGGAGCATAATAAAATGGCAGTTTCATCATTAACAAGATTTACCGTCCCACTGGGCGGTAATCAAAGCGCAACAACACAGGGCTTGCTTATGCCTAAACTTAAGTTCCGTTTCAGAGGAACTTTTGATAACCTAGGCGTTTCAAATCCTAAAACAGAGCTTACAAAACAAATTATGAGTTTTGCAAGACCGCAAGTTGACTTTGCTCCAATTGAAATTCCTGTTTACAACAGTAGAGTTTATCTAGCAGGACGTCCAGTGTGGCAACCTGTGCAAGTTGTGTTCAGAGATGACGCTGGCGGCAACGTCAGCAGACTAATTGGCGAACAACTACAAAAGCAATTTGACTTTATGGAACAAGCCAGTGCAGCCAGCGGCATTGATTATAAATTTACCAGCACTATCGAAATGTTAGATGGTAACAATGGCGCAACTGAACCGCTAGTATTAGAAACATGGCAACTATATGGATGCTTCTTAACTAATGTAAACTATGGCGACATGGACTACAACGTTAATGATCCTGCAACAATTACTTGCAGTATCCGTTGTGATAATGCTGTACAAATTGCCAGCGGCACAAGCCCAGGCGGAGTAGGTAACCCAGTTGCACGTACAACTGGTACAACTATAACAGGTTAAAGACTACTTTATAATATTAAACCCACTTTCGAGTGGGTTTTTTATTGAATAAATACTTGTATGGCAACATTATATAACGCAGACTTAAAGCCTTTAGATAACGGTGTAAGTACACATCCTTATCAGCACGCCACTAGACTATTTTTAGATGATAATTATAGGCTTGCTCCTAAACAAAGTTTTTTATACTATGTCTGCATTAATATTGATGTAGGTATATTACAAACAATCAAAGGTATATTAAACGGTAATTTCAGTGATGCTACCAGTAGTCAAAGTTTAATCGAACAATATGAAACTGGTTTGTTAGTAAAAAAAGTAGACTTACCAAAGTTTACTATGGTCACTAAAACTATGAATGCCTATAATAGAAAAAATATTATACAAACAGGCATTACATATGAACCTATTACTATGTCATTCCATGATGATGCTGCTGATACAGTTACTACTTTTTGGAACGATTATTACACATATTACTATAGAGACAGTGACTACGATGCTACGTTATATCAAGTGCCACACAAATATCAACCACGTTTACGAGAAGGTTGGGGATATAGTCCACGTAATCAAAACTTAAAACCGTTTTTACGCAATATACAAATTTTCAGTTTACATAACAAGCGTTTTACTGAATATCTACTTGTAAATCCTTTTATAACACAATGGCGACATGGCGAACATAATGCCTACGGTGACACCAGTATAATGGAAAATAATATGACTGTGTCTTATGAAGCAGTCAAATACAGAACTGGCTATGTTAATCCCGTGGATGTCAACGGTTTTGCTACTTTACACTATGATAACACCGACAGTCCTATATCTACCAGTGTCACTAACATTTATTCAGATGCAGGATTAGTTGGTAGTATTGCAGGCGCCGCCAAAGATTTAGCCAGACCAGATGGTACCACAGGTGGTGCTGGTGTATTTGGTTCATTATTGGGTGTGTATAGAACATACCAAGCACTAAAAAATCTTGGCAAAAATGGCCAATCATTGCTTAATGCCACGCTGGGATCTTTGGGCGTTAGTATATTAAATGGTGCTGCCAACGGACTACTTAATAATATTTTTGTCCCTACCGCCAGTGGCGTTCCTGGATATGGCGGTAGTTATAGCGGAAGTCAAGTAGCAGTTCCTTTACTGTCGTCTACATATTCCCCAGTTAGCGCACCGCTAACGTCGTCTGGAATTACTATAAATGGCGTTTTTTCATCAATTGCGTCTGGTATTGGTTTAAACTTTAATCCTTCACCCAACACAAGTTATACAAGAGGATTTAGTAATACCCCTCCGGTGTCTACTTATAACCCTGTACTCGATGTAGCCAATAATAACGGAACTGTACGAATTAACCCCGCCTCCGGACAACCTGATACAGGAACAGTTACGTATACATCTACTATTATAAACGCAGACGGAACAACAGCAGCATCTTTTGCGTCAAAACAAACAGGCAATGGTAGTTACATACCAGGACAAGCAGATCCTTCTGTAAATGCTAGACTACAAGAAATTTCAACGGATCCATCCGGCGATACTGTTATTACTCGTACATATTTAGATGGAACTATAGTTAAATTTGACAAAAACAATCAAGTTATTGAAACAATACCTGGAGCTTTATATAATCCAAATGCCAGTGCTACAGTAAATACAAGATCACAAGCAGCCAACGGATCTCAAATAAATCCAAGCCAGCCTCAATATTATACTGATCCTAGAACTGGAATAACTTACACCGTAAACGGGGGTACGTCCGGACAAATTACAAATGCTATAACTGGTACTGCTGGCGCGGCCGCTGGGTTATATGCAGGTTATGAAATTAATCAAGGACTTAATAGTACATTCTTAGGTAAGTCTGTACTTGGTAGAACTGTTTCAGCCGGTATTAGCGGGTATGCTGCAAAAGAAATAGGTTTGGCAGTCAACAATGGGCTACAACCCATTGTTAACAAAGTTACCGGAGAAATTTCACAAGGATTTGATAGTCTTACTGGTAAAATTAAAAACGTTGTCGGTTCATGGACTGGTTCCGGCGGTTATAATCCGTCTAGACCAAATGATAATGTTGCATCTGTAATCACTGATGATTACGGAAATAAAACAACTACATATAAAAACGGTACAGTAGTTAATACAGCGACAGACGGCACAACATCTGTATATACTCCGCCAGATGCCAATCAAAACTCATTTAGCAACTTCTTTAATAAAAGCCCGGGAACCAATACTGACAGTGCTGCTACAGTCAAAGGCAGCACATATGGCGGCTATGTAACCGATCGTGATGGCAATCCTATTAAAACAGGTGACGGCACATACTTAACATATGGATCAGTGGGGCAAGGAATATCTGGTACAAGTGGCGCCATGCAAGGGGGATTTGGATCCGGTCAAACAGATACGCCGTATACTGTTAATCCTATTATAAACATAAGCGAATTGCCAGGACCATCGATAACACCTGCTCCAGTAGATACCACAGCATTTGATCCTAGTTTAGATAATGCCGGTTTCTTTAACGATGGTGAAATTGGCTAAGAAAGAAATCATGGACGCAACTAACCCACAACAACCCAGCAATCTTAATAGTTCAGGTACTAACAATACCACAAGATTTTTTAACAACTATTTCATTCCTGCTTACACAGTAAGTTCAAATACCAACGACGCTATTGTTAGTTACTTTCAACAACAAACTGGTAGTTTGGAAAGTGCAAAACTACTAGCACAAACAGTTATTAACACAGCACAAGCTCAACGCACGGACCCATTAAGTATATTGAATGAATTTCAAAAATTATCTGACAATCAAATAAATGCGCTACTGGCACTTTATTTGAATAGCTCTAGAATTAACACAAGTTTATTGGGTGTTAAAAATAAACCCAGACCTAATCAATTTATCACAAGAACAATATTAGTATAATGGCCAAATACAGTCAAGGCAAATTTCAAATCAAAAATCCTGAGAAATACATAGGTAAAGGTACACCCACATACCGCAGCAGTTGGGAATTTGCATTTATGAATTTTTGTGACAACAATCCCTCAGTGGTGCAATGGGCCAGCGAAGCAATACATATAAACTATAAAAATCCCTTTACAAATAAAAACACTATCTACGTTCCAGACTTTCTTATCATTTATATAGATAAAAATGGTCATCGTCACGGTGAAGTCGTTGAAGTTAAGCCCACTAAAGAAACAAGTTTACAAGAAGCTAAAAGTATGCGGGACAAAGCCGCAGTGGCACTGAACATGTACAAATGGGAAGCAGCCCGTAAGTTTTGTGCGGCACAAGGACTTAAGTTTAGAATAGTAACAGAATCCGATATTTTTGCTGGCACCAAATCCAAATAAATATTGGTATGACTAAAAAGCTAGAAGAACTATTCAACCTCCCTGAACAACTGCCCGAAGATGCTACACCAGAACAAGCCGCAGCAGTCACGGAAGAACAAAAAGCTGTGTTCAAAGACATAGACACTGCTATAGATAAAATTGATCAAGCATTACCCCGTGTTCGAGATTTAGATGCCAGTGATCAAGAACTGGACGAACTAGCAAATCTTGCCAAAGGCAGATTTGAAGATTTAATGGATCTAGGAATGAACATGGAAGCACGTTTTAGCGGGCAAGTGTTTCAAACAGCCGGAGTACTACTAGGACATGCTATCACAGCAAAACAAGCTAAACTAGATAAGAAATTACGTATGGTGGATCTACAGTTAAAGAAAATGAGACTGGATCACCAAATGAAACAAGACGGTGCAAAACCTGGAGAAGCAGCTATAGAAGGCGAAGGTGTTGTACTAGATCGCAATGCTTTGTTGGCTCAAATAATGAACAAACCCAAGCAATAATTATCAAAACCTGCTAAATATCTAATAATAGGAATTACTATGAAGTCGTTTACCACATACCTAACAGAATCCGCAAGGACTTATGATTTTAGAATTAGAATCGCCTGCGAAATGACAGATGACATTGTCAATAAAATCAAATCTGTATTAGAAGCATACAAAGTCGAATCTATCTCTAAACCAAAAAGACTACCAATTCAAGAAAGTCCACTATTTCCTAACATGGGTCCAGTTGAAATTAACATCATGGACGTTTGTTTATGCTATCCAACTACTGATGCAAGGGTTTTAAATTTAATTGCAGAATGTGGATGTGCTCCTGCAAGTTGCATTAAAGTTACTCCAACTAACAGTCCATTTGAAGCCACACTAGCTGGCTTGGAACAAAGTAATTTACAAAAGCCAGGCGAAAGTGTTTTAATGAATCCAGACATGGTCACAGAAAAACACGAAGCTGATTTAGTAGGTGATGCACGTATTCCTAGTTTAATTAAAGAACTTGAAGACACTCGCAAATACGAATATCCAGATGCAGCGGGCGGCAAAGAAAAAGATTCTAGTTTGTTGAGTCAAGGCACAACAAACAAATTACCCATGGGGCAAGTTAGTCCGATCGGTTCACATCAAAACAAAGTACTTAGACCGCGTGAGATGAAAGCAGGCAATGGAAGATAATATGAATAATAACAACAACCTATACACCATACTAAACAACTTTAACAAATTGTCTGAATCAGACACACCACAGCCTGCTAGTCAACCTAAACCTAAAACATTGTTAGAATCAACAATGGAACAGGTAATGCAAGAAAAGTACATGGGGTTTAAGAAAGTGGAAAAAGCCGCAGCCGCAGGTGGAGCAGAAAATCCTGCTGCCGTTGCTGC